GCTTGCCTTGCTCGACATCGCGCGGAGACGCGCGAAATGGAACAAGCAGGAAGGAACATTCTCCTGGGAATCCGGTTTTTTTCCGGTGCAAAATGCCGAGTTGAATTTGTCCTGCGGTTTCGATAAACGCGGCATTGACGCCGCGCGGAACAAGCTGAAACAGCGAGGGATTATTGACTATCAGAACGGGGAGCGGAACAAAAGAGCTCCGGCGTACAGAATTTTTTACCTGACCGGAGAAGTTGGGTACAAAAATGTACCCAACATAGCCCCCAACATAGTACCTAACAATGTACCCAACACAGCCCCCAACATAGTACCTAACAATGTACCCAACGTTGTACCCAACATAGCCCCCATTAGTAATGATATATTATATTATAATACTGACTTAGAAGAAAAAAAGAGGGATATACGGTATACAGCTTCCGCGGGCACGGGCGCGCGCGGAGAGCTGGCGACAAACGGGGCATGGCGGAACAGCGAGCGGGCCAGGGCGGCCGTCGCTCAGCGGATTATTGACCGGTTTTCGGAGATTGCCGGCGGGGATATTTCGCGGGCAAATTTGCACGGGGAAATCTGCAGGCTGATGAGCGAGGGCATGCCGCCGGAGGAAATCGCGGAGGAGCTGGAAAAGCGGAGAAGCCCGGCGGCGGCTATGCAGGCGCTGAACGCGCGGATCCGGCGGGGCGAGTATGACGGGCAGAACCGGGAATTGTATGATAAATGCCTGGCGGTGGCGCAGGGGAATCAAAAATTCGCGGACGCGCTGTATCGCATGGAACAGCTGCCGGGCGTGGACGATGAGGAGGACTGACACCATGAACGGGAAAATACAAGCCGGAGAGGATCCGCGGCGGTACAAACTGCCGGACGGAGAGCGGGAACGGCTGCGGCGGGACGAAATGACCGCGCTGGTTTATTTTCTTTCCACGCTCGCGGAAACCGGGTACATGTGGGAAAATTTGCAAAAACGCCTTGAATACATTCCGAGCGGCAAAGCAAGGTTCAAGATGGTGATGGGCGGGCACAATGCCATTGTCGGGGATATTCTGGGAACGGTTCCGAGGGAACAGCAAAAGCGGCTTGAAAACATCGGGAAAGACTTCAAGATCGCTTTGATTCCGAAGGCGCAGAACGAGCCGCAGAAGCTGGTGATGGACCGGGACGACGCGCGGGTGTTTATCGGCGCGGCGCTGAAAAAGTGTGAATTCTGCGTGATGAGCGGGGAGGAAGCGCGGACCGGGTGCGAGCTGTACGCGCTGATGGAAAAATATTTTCCGCTGAGCGATTACGGGGACGGCATGATGTGCCAGTACGGAAAGAGTGATTTTGAATGAGCGTATGCGCGGAGTGCGTGTATTACCACCCGAAGAGGGAACGGAAATGCACGCTTTTACCCAGAGCACGGACGGAGGAAATGGACGCGTGCGCGGGGATGGAAAAGTGGCCGGACGGGGCGCCGGACCTGCGGAAAATTACGCGGGAGGACTTGAAAATCAGGGCCGGGGAAATGGCGGCGCGGGGCGTCAAGAGTGAAACCATCGCGCGGATCTGCGGGAAGGAATACGCGCCGGAGGACGGCGGGAAAGAAGGGGAGGAATGAAGAAGCTGATTTGGATTGCGGCGGTGATCGGCGCCGCGGTGCTGATGGCGATGGCCGGGGTGATGTTCGCGGAGGCGGAGGAAACCCGGGGCGTCGTGATGTACGCGGTATGCAATCCCGGGAGCACGGTGAACGTGCGGGAAAGGGCGAGCAGCCGCGCCGCGGCAACGGGGTATCTGGAGCTGGGCGACGAGGTGGAGGCGCTGGAAGAGAAAAAGGACAACCGGGGGCGGACGTGGACAAGGATTGACAGCGGACAATTTGAGGCGGAGGAAGCATGGGTTTTGTCGGCGTATCTGACCGCGGACAAGGTGGAGGAGATTATGGACGAATGGGAAGTGTGCGCGAAGGGGCGCGTGGCGCTGCGGAGCGCGCCGGACGGAAAACGGATTAAGTGGCTGAAGCCGGGGGAGAAAGTCTGGGTATTCGCCAGGGCGGGAGAGTGGATCATCGTGAAGGGCGGATATGTGAAGGCGGAGTATTTGAAGGAGCCGGAGGAGGCGGAGGAATAATGCTGGTTGAATACGATCTGGAAGGGAAACGGCGGGACAAGGTGGAGGACGCGATCCGGAGGCTGAGGACATTTGAACCGGATGATGGATATTTTCAGACATATTCCGGCGGAAAGGACAGTATCGTTTTAAATAAACTGTGCGAAATGGCCGGGGTAAAGCGGGACATTCATTATTCCGTGACGACGGTGGACCCGCCGGAACTGGTGAGATTTATTATCAGTCAATTTGAATACGTGGTTTATAACCGGGCCGACGGAACCCGCCAGAGATGGCAGGTTAGACGGGGGGGCGAAGCAATAGAGAACATGCTGCAAAGTATACGCTTTGCCCGGTGGAGGAAGCCCCGGAGGAAGGCGGGCGTGTTATCTTTTTTGAGATTCCGAAGTATTCCATGAAAAAACTGATTTCGCTTCGGAGAATGCCGCCGGCACGTTTTGCCAGGTACTGCTGCAGCGAATTAAAGGAGTGCTACGGAGCCGGGCGCGTGACATTAACCGGTGTAAGATGGGCGGAAAGTATTCGACGGAAAAACATTCACGGCGTTGTGGACGTACAAAGCAACAAGGCAATTAAAGTTGCCGCGGAAAACGGGGCGAGCGCAAAGAAAAACGGCAAGCGCGGCGTGATTATGAATATGGACAATGAGGAGGAACGGCGGACGGTTGAAATGTGCTTCCGGACACACAAAACCATTGTCAACCCGATTATTGACTGGACGGATGAAGACGTATGGGAATTTATTCATCGGGAGAATATTCCGTATTGCGAACTATACGACGAGGGAAAGAAACGGCTGGGGTGCATTGCGTGCCCGCTGGCAAACAAGGGACAACGGCTTGACGATTTAGAACGGTGGCCGGTTTACCGGAAATTATATAAAGCGGCCTTTGAAGACATGCTGATGAACAGGCAAAAAGAGGGCATTATCACGGACGCGTGGAAAACGAGCGATGATGTTTTCAGGTGGTGGATGATCGGAAATGAGCATGTACAGAGCCGCGGACAGATAGAAATGAACCTAAACGACACAGAATAAACGCGCAAGCGCTTGCGCGGTGGAGGCGGACATGGACGAGGAACGGGAAGAGAGGCGGGAGGAACTGCCGGACGAGGGCCGGGGGCGGAAGGTGAGGAACCGGGAAATCGCGGACGTGTACGGCTTGAAGAGCGTGGAGAGCATGATTTGCGAGATTGAGGAAAAGCGCGAATGGATCCGCGGGAGAATGTACACGATTCAGAGCGTGAACGCCGGACGGGTTCCGGGAGGAACGCGGCGCGCCGGGCTGGATGATGTTTTCGCGAAACTGAGCGAGGAAGAAGAAAAATATGAACGCGCTTTAAAAATGTACTTGAAACAGCAGCGCAAAGCGGAACGGGCAATCCGGCGGATTCAGAGCGAGGACGCGAGAATGTTTGTGCGGCTATATTACATGGCGCGAAAGACAAAGCGCGAAACCATGGAGGAAATGGGAATCACGGAATGGACGTTCCGGAATTTGCGCGAGCGCGTGGAGAACGCGGAGGACATGGCCGGGATCCGCTGGGCGGACCGGTATACGAGGAGGAAAGACAATGACGCAGAATGACGCGGTGAATTTAATAAAAGATATTATTGTCTTTACGATGGAAAGAGCGGATTATGAGAATAAAGCAGTTGAGGCGGCCAGCTACGAAACGACGCTTGAAATTTTAGATATTATTACGGGGCATATCGAACAGGACGAAAAGGAAAGAAGGTAAATAAAATGCAAAAAGTTAAATGGGCGTCATTGATGAAAGAAATTACTGAACTTGTGTTAGAAACGCCGAATAACGATGAAGAACGGCGCGGCAAGGAATGTTTTTCAACGACGGTTGAAATTTTGAATATCATTCTGGAATACGCGGAATATGCGGAGGAAACCAACGACGGAGGCCGGAATGATTGAGTGCAGCGTTTGCGGGGAGAAATTCGACGGGGCGCCGGGGTGGAAAAGCGATTATTCCTGCGGCGGGGCGCGGTGGACGTGCCCATGGTGCGACGGGGTAAAGGTGCATGAGGCCGAAGGAAAAGCATTTTTTCATAACGTCGCGCTGATGAAACGACTGAGGAAAGAACAGGACGAGCGCGAGGAGCGGCAGCGGGAGAAATTCCGGGAGGAGCTTCAGCGGGAATACGAAGAACGGCAGGAGGCGGAACATGGAGGCGCGGAGAGTGGACGAATACAGCCGGAACATGGAAACGGCGCGGAAGCTTCGCGGCGTCGCGGGCGGCCGAAAAAACAATCTGAACAGCCAGGAGCGGGAGCTGCTGCGGGGCGCCGCGCAAATCATCGCAAAGCTGACGGCGGAAAAGTATCCGGACGATGGGCCGGGAGAAGAAGCAAAAAAGTAAAGGAGGCATAACATGGGGGGGTATCAGCTAAAAAGCGAGGAGCGCGAAACGGTGATATTGTTTAACGCTGCCGATAAGGGAGTTGAAATCGACACGGCGGATCCGGTCGTTATCCGGAAACTGGATAAACTTTGCGAACAATTTCCGGAGGTTTATTCATGCGTGCGTGAGGACGAAAAGTATCAGGCGAAAAGCTATACCATTGTTTCAAAGAAATTGATTCGATTCGGAAAACCCGCTACCGAAAAGCAGAAGGAAACAGGTCGAAAACTGGCGGAAAGGCTTTTAAAATCAAAAAACGCGGAAAGTGATTCTTAAAGGCGGGAAAATGACGGAAACGGGCGTTATAGAATCACGGATGAGCGAAGGGAAAAGAAAATGGATAATGAAAAATGGGACGAGGAGCGAAAAGAACAGGTCCGGGCAATTTTTAACGCGGGGGCGCAAAGCGGAATCCGGGCGATTCTGGCGCTGATTCGGGCGGAAGAGGACGTATACGGGAAGGACACCGAGAAGGGAAAAGCGCTCGCGAAGCTCGCGGAGGGCGTGGAGGAAATCGCCGGAATCTGGAGCATGAAAAAACGGGAAGAAGGTGCGGAAAATGCGGATTGACACGGGAAACGCGGATTATATCGCGGCGACGTATTATCAAATGCTGAGCCAGCAGAAGAGCGGGAACGTCGTGCATATCAAGTATGAGAAGATGGACGACAGGATCAACCGCAAGGCGGAGGAAGAATAACATAGTAAAACGGTATGAATTTAAAACGTGGGAAACCTATCAAAACGCAAGGAATTAAAGGCGGAGAAGGATAAACCTATAAAGACAATGGGAATTTAGCAGCATGGAGGCGGGTAATGGCGCGGAGAAAAGCGGCCGCGGAAGTGAGAAGAAAAAGCGCGGCGAGGAGGACGAGGAAGAGCGCCGCGGCGGAGCGGGCGCGAACCATGCGGGAAATCTGGCGGGAGACAATGGAAATGTTCCGGCCGCCGAAAATGATGAGCGTGAGCGAGTGGGCGGACGAAAACCGGGTATTAACCAGCGACACGAGCGCGGAGCCGGGCAGATGGCGGACGAGCCGGACGCCGTATCAGAAAGACATTATGGATTCTTTTGTGGATCCGCGCGTGAGGAAAATTGTCGTGATGGCAGGATCCCAGGTCGGAAAGACGGAAATGGAGCTGAACATGATGGGCCGGGCAATTGACCTGGAGCCGGGCCCGATGTTATTTGTACAGCCGACGGACAGAATGGCGGAGGATTTTTCCAAGCGTCGCGTCGCGACGATGATTAACGCCTGCCGGAGCCTTAAAAGAAAAGTGCACGAGGCGAAAAGCCGGGACGCGGGAAACACAATCCAGATGAAAACATTTCCGGGCGGATCCGTGGCGTTTGAGGGCGCGAACAGCCCGGCGGGGCTTGCCAGCCGCCCGATTCGATATGCGTTCTGCGACGAGGTGGACCGTTTTCCGCGGAGCGCGGGGACGGAGGGCGACCCGCTGGACCTTGTGGAACAGCGGCTAAAAACTTTTTCGGACAACAGCAAATTTGTTATCACGAGCACGCCGACGGTCAAGGGCTTGAGCCGGATTGAAAAAGCCTACGGCAGCGGAACCAAGGAGGAATGGAACACGCAATGCCCGAAGTGCGGGGAATACAGCTTCATCACGTTCGGGGATATTGTGTTTGACAAGGAAGAGTATACGGACGAGCAGGGACAGATAGATTACATCGTGCATAGCGCGCGATGGAAATGCCCGCATTGCGGCGAGGAAATTCCGGAGCTGGCGGCGAAGAGGTGCCCCGGAAAGTGGGTGGCCGGGAACCCGGACGCGGCGGGGCGCGGGGTCCGGTCGTACCGGATCAATGCTTTTTCCTCGCCGTGGAGCGACTGGAAAGCAATCTGTTATTCCTTCCTGCGGAAAAAGAGCGACCCGGAACAGCTTCAAGTGTTTATGAATACGGAGCTGGGGGAATTATGGGAAAACAGATCACTCGACACGGAGGAGGCGGACGAGCTTTTCAAGCGACGGGAACACTATAACGCCGAGGTGCCGGACGGGGTATTAGTGTTGACAATGGGCGTGGACACGCAGGACAACCGCCTGGAATATGAGGTGGTCGGATGGAGCCGGGAAGAGGAGAGCTGGGGCATTGAGCGCGGCATTATCGCCGGGCGTCCGGACGCGCCGGGGGTATGGGCGGAAATTGACGATTTGCTGGACAAGGAATGGAAAATGAAGAACGGCATGGCGCTGAAAATCTCCGGGACATTCATCGACAGCGGCGGACATTTTACGCAGGAGGTATATCACGAGTGCGCGAAGCGCGCGCCGCGGCGAGTATGGGCGATTAAAGGCGAGCCGGGGGACGGGCGGTATTTATGCCGGCTGATGAAAAAGGAAAATGGCCGGGATAAAGCCGTGAGATACATCGTCGGCGTGGACAGCGGGAAGGCCGCGATTATGTATAACGTGCAGATTGACACGCCGGGCCCGCGGTATATGCACTTTCCGATTGACCCGGACAAGGGATATGATATTGAATACTTCAAGGGGCTTTTATCCGAAAAGCTGGTGACACACCGGAGCCGCGGCCAGATGGTGCAGAAGTGGGAACAGGTGTACAAGCGGAACGAACCGCTGGACATCCGGAATTACGCGCGGGCGGTGTTTAAATTTACAAAGTGGAATTTCGCGCGGATTGAGGAGATTCTGAGCGGAACGGACGAGCCGGAGATCCGGACGCGGACGGAGGAGAACGCGAGGAAGAACCGGCATAAAGTGAGCGGAGGAATTCGGGTGTAAAAAAATTTGAAATTCCCTCTTGATTCTCACACAGAAAAATGCTAATATGATAACGCAGAGATTGTCTGAGGGACAAGGAGAGGCCGCGCCGAGAGGCGGGGCCTTTTCTCATACAGATTTTTCCCGGAGTCGCGGCTTCCGGGATTTTTTGATACGCGGGAGGCGAGAGTGTGAGGGCGAACGAAGTTGTGGTTCTGCAAGTCAATATCGACGGGCTGGACGACGTGCTGAACACTTACAGCGCCTTTTTGGGACGGCCGAAAATTGAAAAAATCATCAAGCAAACAAACCTTGACACGGCGAGAAGGATGAAAACCATGCTGAAAAGGCTCGCCGCGAATGATTATGTTGTGACGCAGAAATGGGCCGCGGAACAGATCGGCGGCTGGGAATCGAGCGGGCGGCTGGGATTCAAAGTTCCTTTGAAGGGCGCGCGCGGCGTGATCGGAGAGACGTTCAAGGCGAACCGGATTAACAAGAAAAGGAAATCGAAAAAACATCCGGAGGCGGACGGACGCGCGACGACCGCGAGCGTACAAATCAGGCGGGGCGCCGGAAGAAGCCATATATCCACGGCCAACAAAGTGCAGGGCGGCGGGCCGGTATTCTTTGCGGGCGGAACATTGTATACCAGACACAGAGGGCAGACGGTCCGCGTCGTTGCCCGGAGCTTGCCCCAGATTATCGTGGACAGCCCGACGAGCGAGAAGGTGGGCGAGGAAATGGCCGAGTACATGGAAAAAAGGCTGGACCATCACATTCAAAGAGCGCTTGGAGGGAACATTTGATGGCCGAGAAAAAAACGGGCCGAACGGCTCCGAAAAAACCGGAGCCGAAGGCGCGGACGCAAACGGCGAAGAAAAAGCCGGCAGCGAAAAAGGCGCCGGAAAGTTTCGGGCGCGCGACGAAGGCACAGATCGCGGAGCTGGCGGGATACAGTTACCAGCAGTTGTATAACATTAACAAAGGGCTTCCGGAAGATGAAAAAATCTTTTCCGAGGGCGCGGACGGGAAATGCGATTTAGCCGCGTTCGTGCAGCGGTGGACCGCGTACAATGTGAAGACCGAGCTGGAAAAGATGGACGATTTGAACCAGATCAAAGCGCGGCACGAAACGGTGAAAACGCGGAAGACGGAGCTGGAAGTGTACCGGATGGAAGGTATGCTGGTGGACGCGAGCGATGTAAAGCGAATGTGGGCGGATGTGGCCGGGACGGTGACGCAGAACATGCTTCACATTCCGAACAGCCTTTGCCATGTATTGCAGGGGATTGAGGACGCGGAAGTGATTAAAAGCATTCTGGACGCGGAAATCCGGAAAACGCTGGAGAACATCGCGGACGCGCCGATTCCGTGGGACGAGTGGAAAGAGACGGAAGGGGAAGAAGAAGATGGCGACGACGGTAACGGTTGAACGGGCGTATACCATCACGGAGGCGCGGGAATTGCTCGCGTTATGGAAAGAGTGTGAAAGAGCGCTTGTGACCGGGCAGGTAAAGAGCTATAAAATCGGGAGCCGCGAGCTGACGATGCTGGATATCGCGGAGATCCGGGAACAGATTCGTTATTTCGCGAGCGAGATTAACGCGCTGACGGGCGCGAGCCGGAGCCGGAAGGTGGCGACGGTGGTTCCGCGCGATTTGTAATTGAGCGAAAGGGGAGGCAGGAATGGCAAAAAAACCAACCTTCCGGGAACGGGCGTTATTCCTCGTCAACCCGGAGAAGGGAAACGCGCAATACGCGAAGCGCCTGCGTGAGGAAATGGGCGGCGCGGCCGCGGCAAAAATGAGTTACGGCAAACACGGCGCGAGCAGCACACTTAACAGCATGATCGGCTGGCTGGTCGGCGGCGGGAACGCGGAGGACGATATCGACCTGTATTCGTCCACGCTCCGGAAGCGGAGCCGGGATCTTTACGCCGGCGGCGGGCTGGCGCGGAGCGGCCCGAACACACTTATGACTTCCGTAGTGGGCTGGGGGATTCAACCGAAACCGAAAATTGACGGGGACTTCCTGGGCATGACGGAAGAGCAGGTGGAGGAAGCCGAACGCGCGATTCTGCGCGAGTGGAAACTGTGGGCAGAGAATCCGATGTGCGACGCGGCGCGGCAGGAAACATTTTACGGGCTTCAAAATCTTGCGTTTTTAAGTGAACTGATGAGCGGGGACGTGCTGGCGCTGCTGGGCATGGAGGAAAACGCGCGGACGCCGTATCAGACGACGGTCCGGCTGATTGAGGCGGACCGGCTGAGCACGCCAGGATCGAACGGGGACAGCGAGAGCACGACGACGGACGACGGCGGCCGGATTATTGACGGCGTGGAAATCGACAAAAACGGCGCGGTGCGGCGGTATCACATCGCGAGCCGGAACCCGGAGGCGGAAAACGATTACAGCACGCTTGAATGGACGGCGATTGACGCCTTCGGGAAAAACACGGGGCTTCCTGTGGTGCTGCACATGATGACCGCGGAGCGGCCTGAACAGCGGCGGGGCGTGCCGTTTGTCGCCAGCGAGATTGAACAGCTGAAACAGCTGGACCGGTATTTAAAAAGCGAGCTGGCCGCAAACGTCGTATCCTCCATGCTGACGGCATTTATCACAACGGAGGAGGACGACGGGCGAAGCGGCATTGAGGACAGTATCGACCCGGAAGAGAAGGTCACGGACGACGATTTCAAGATCGAAATGGCGCCGGGCGCGATTTACACGCTGGACCCCGGAAAGCACATTGAGAGCATTAACCCGATCCGGAATAACAGCGCGTTTCAAAATTTCGTGGACGCTTACGAAATTTTGATGGGCGCGGGTATGGGCGTGCCGAAGGAAGTACTTGTCAAAAAGTACGACAGCAATTATACCGCGAGCCGCGCGGCGCTGCTGGACTTCTGGCGGACGGTGAGAGTATACCGGACGCGGTTCAACCGGCAATTTAACCAGCCTGTATACGAAGCATGGCTTGCCGAAGCGGTGAGTATCGGACGGATTGAGGCGCCGGGATTCTTCGAGGACCCGGCAATCCGTCAAGCGTGGTGCGGGTGTTTGTGGATGGGTACGAGCATGGGACACGTGGACCCGCTGAAGGAAGTCAAGGCGGCCGCGGCGCGGATTGAAAATAACATCTCCACGCAGGAACAGGAGGCCGCGGAATATAACGGGAACGACTGGAACAGCAACGTAAGACAGAGACGGCGCGAGATTGAAGGCGCGGCGGAGCTTCAGAAAATGATAAACGAGCTGATGGAACAGAGCGGACAGAGCAAGGAGGCAGGAGACGAATGAGGGACTTTTTTCACCTTGCGACCGCGCGCGCCGAGGCGCGGGGCGAGGACGGGGAAATCATGCTGTACGGCGAGATCGTCCAGAACGGGGCATGGTTTAAGAACGAGGACGACCGGAGCGCAAAAGATTTTGACAAGGCCGTGAAAGAGTTAAAAAACGGAGGCGTGAAAAATATCACCGTGCGCGTGAACAGCCCCGGCGGCGTGGTGACGGAGGCCGTGGCAATGCGCGCGATCCTCGCGGGCGCGGGTTTTGAAAAAATCAAATTCAAGATTGAGGGCCTTTGCGCGAGCGCGGCCACGCTGATTACCACTCTGCCGGGCGCGGAGGCGGAAATCGCGCCGGGGAGCATGTACATGATTCACAACCCGTGGACCGTCGCCATCGGAACGGCGGACGATTTTGAACACGAGGCGGAGAACCTGCACGCGATTGAACGGGACACCCGCGCGTTTTACGCGAAAAAAAGCGGGCAGGACGAGGAACAGATCCGCGAGTGGATGGAGAAGGAAACATGGTTTACCGCGGAAGAGGCCGTGGAGAACGGATTCTGCGACCGGGTGAGCGAGGAGGAAACGAACGCGGAGCCTGCGGCGGCTTGCGTCACGCGGGCGCAAATGCGCGTGATGAAAACCATGTATACACATATTCCGGAGACCGTAAAAGAAGAGACGGAGGAAGAACCGGAAAACAACGGCAGCAACGCGGGCCCAGTTGCCGGGATCGCGACTGTAAATAAAAACAACGAGGAGGGCACACAGATGGACACGAACATCGCGGAAATGACTGTGGAGCAGCTTCGCGAGGCGAACCCGGCACTGTATGAACAGATTCGCCAGGACGCGCGCGAGGAGGCCCTGCGGGAAGACCAGGAGAGGCGGAACGACATCGCCGCGCTGACCATGACCGGGTACGAGGAAATGGCGAAGGAAGCCTGCGACACGGGCATGAGCGCCATGGACTTTATGAAGGCCGTGGCGAGCGCGCAGAAGGCGAAGGCCGCGAGCTTCCGCGAGGAGCGCAAGGCGGAGACCGAGCAGGTCAAGGAAATCGCCGGAGACGCGCCGGACGGCGCGGCGGGCGAGGACATTGACGCTTTCGCGCGGGAAATGGCCGAGATGGGCAAGAGCTACATCGGGAACATGAAGAACGGCATGTATTAAGGACAAGGAGGGAAAAAAGATGAGCCTTTACAAGGACTACGGAGAAAACAAGGTCGGCGAACTGCTGTATGACGTGCGCGGCACGGAAAAAATCGGCGTGCCGCTGACGCCCGGCCAGGGCACGATTGCCCGCGGCACGGTGATTTACCGCGCGAGCACCGGCATGTGGAACGCCGCGGCGGCAGGCGACGTGGTGAACACGAACATGCTGGCCGTGCTGAACACGGAGACCGACACGGACGCGGATAAGACCATTTCCGAGGACGCGGACGCCTACCGCCAGGGCCGCTTCATCGACGGCAAAGTGACGCTGAAGGACGCGGCGGAGCTGAGCGATGATAACAAGGTGGTACTTGCCTACCAGGGCATTACCTTCGGCCGGGAGATTGAGAACGACACTTTTAACAACACGACCGGCGAATAAGAACGAGGAGGGAAGAAAAAATGGCTACTCTTGACATTTACAGCACCCGGGCGCAGCTGGCGGCGATTGAAACCCTGCCGCGCCAGTATCGCTTCCTGACGGACGTATTCGCCGAGGACGCGGGCGCGGTGGAGGACGACCGCGCGATTTACGACTATCGCAAGGGCGAGAACCTGATGGCACCTGTCGTGACCGACGACGCCGGCGGCGTGATTATGCCGCGGCCGGGATTCTCCACCCGCGAGATCGGTTTTTGCACCGTGGCGCCGGAGCGCCTGATTGATTTTAACGAGCTGAAAACCCGGACTTTCGGGGAAAACATTATCGGCGGACTGACCCCCGAACAGCGAGCGAAGAAGCTGCTGGCGCGGGACCAGATGGAATTGATTAACGCGATTGAACAGCGGATCGCGTGGATGGTCCGGCAGGTGCTTCTGGAAGGCAAGCTGAGCGTTTTCCGGTACACGAACGAAGGGCGCGATCTGAAGACTACGCTCGTTGCCGATTACGGCTTTACCAACACTTACGCCCCGGAGACCACCTGGGACCAGACCGGCGCGAAGGTGGACGAGGACATGAGGACCATTTACGATTTGGTGTACGACGGCGGCGGCGCCGTGGAAATGATCGTGATGGCGCCCGACGTATGGAGCGCGCTGCAGCAGAACGAAACCTTCATGAAGGGCTTCGATTACCGCCGCGCGGATATGGGCAATATCGACACCAAGTACATGGGCCAGGGCGTCCGGTTCCTGGGCTATAACAGCGACGGCGTGGAGCTGTACACCTTCTCCGGATCCTTCATCAATGACGAGGGCGAGAAGGAAAATTACCTGCCGGCGGGTAAGCTGATTGCCGCGAGCAAGGGCGTTCTGAACACGTTCTACGGCCCGGTCACTCAGATTGACCGCGAGGGCGGCGACCCGACCACGTACATCAAGAAGATCGTCCCGCTGAAGATTTCCGAAGTGGGCGGCACTTCCATTAAGCTGCGCATGACGAGCCGGCCGACCGTCGTTCCGAAGAACGTTGACGGATGGGCCGTGGCGACGGTGCTGTAATTACCATTACGCGGGCGGACGCGCGCGGGAAAGGAAAGAAAATGTATTTTGCGAAAGGCTATACAAAGCTGGGCGGCGTGATGTACACGCCGGGCGAAATCATTCCGGCGATGGACCCCGAAAAGGCGGCGCGCCTCATCCGCGCCGGCGTTGTCGGGGAAAGCGGGGAGGAAGCCGAGGAGCGCCCCCCCGCCCCCGCGTCCGAACAAAAACGGGCCCGGACGGTGAAGAAAACCGAGCCGAAGGCGGAAGACGAGGCGGAGGAAGCGCCGGCGGAGCCGCCGGAAATGGACGCGGCGGAAATGATCGTCACTCCGAAAAAAGCGCCCGCGCGGAAGGCAACCCGCAAAGGGACAAAAGGAGGGAGCCGGAAATGAAAATCCAGCTGAAAGACGGGAAAATCATGGACGCCGGGGACGGATGGGCCCGGAGAATGATTGAACAGGGGAAGGCCGTACCCGTACATGAGGCGCGCGGCGCAAAGGAACCGGCTGAGCCGGTCCGGGAAGCTGAGCCAGTTTCGGAGGCTGAGCCGGTCCGGGAGGCCGATCCGGAGACGGAAGCGGCGGCGGAGACGGAAGAAGAACCGGAAAAGCCGAAGCGGGCGCGGAAAAAGAAAACGGCGGAGGAGTAAGACACATGGCGCTGAAGGACCGAATCGACACGGACCGGGCGAGGGTATTTATCAATCCGGACCATTTCGCGACGGAGCACACGTGGAACGGGATTACATTTACGTGCGTCGTGGACGAGGACGTTGTGATGAAGAGGAAAAACAACAACGTCAACGATATTAACTGGGACAACAACACGATTGATACCCTGATTTACTGCCGGAAGGAAGACTTTCCGGGGCGGCCGGTGCCGAACGAATTCGGATACTGGGATAAAGCGTTTATGCGGGTTATTCAAGTCCAGGAGGACATGGGGATGTACACAATCGCGCTGAGCCGGAAGAGCCCGAAGCAGATCGCGGACGACGAGTAAAGGAGGGCGAACATGCGGAACAGCGAGCGGCTGCGGAAATTGAAAAATTATATTTATGAAAATCTGTGCGAGGGGCGGAAAATGAAAACGCCCGCGCCGGGCGGGGATATTACGCAGTTTGTGTACGACGAACCGAAGGTTTATCTGGGGTATTTTCCGAGCCGGAGCGACCGGACGGAATACGCGCCGGAGGAGGCCGTGAACACGGCGCCGTCTATCCTGATTATGCCGAACGGCGGATACGAGAAGAACCAGGAAGAGGAGCGATTCGACCGATACAGCAATATTCACCGGCCGAAGGAGATGGGGCAGAGCCTGAACGTTACCATGCTTTTCACGGTGTTTCAAGACGGACTGCGGCTTCCCGGATTCGTGGACAAGGCGGTGGAAACCGGGGAATTCGATTTGAGCCTCATCATGGAGGGCAGCGAGGACGGATTGCTGACGCTGATGAACTGGATGGACGACGCGGGGGATTTGCTTTTGTCCGGGAAATTTATCCCGGAGACGGACTTGAGCGTGATTGAGAAGAGCATGGAATGGGGACTGTACAGCGATCAGAAATATATCGCGGACCGGCGGCCGCTTTTCCATGGCGCGTATAACATTACTTTCAAATGTCACGCGGACGAATACAACGAGGAAATAAACAATTTAATCCGATAAGGAGGAGGAAAGACAATGGCGGAGTATCTTCATGGCGCTTACGGCCAGGTGAACATCGTCGGAAATCGCGTCTCTGACGAGACGGACAGCGCGATGGTGATTGTCGGCACGGCACCCGTGAACCAGGTGGCCGGCGGCGCGGAAAACGTGAACAAGCCGATCGCGGTGTATAACATCGCGGAGGCGCGGGCGAAATTCGGATACAGCAGCGACTGGGAGAAGTATACGCTGTGCGAGGCGTTCCACGTGTTCTTTGACCTGAACACCGTGGGCCCGCTGGTGGTTATCAATGTGCTGGATCCGGAAAATCACAAGGGCGAGAGCGGCAGCACGACCGCGACGCCGAGCAACGGCAAGATTACCATTTCCGACGCGGCGGATATTATCCTGGACAGCCTTGTTGTCGGGGAATACAAGCTGGGGACCGATTACACCGTGGCGTACAATTACGCGAAAGAGCAGATTATCATTACCGAGGTTACGAGCGGCGGCCTGGGCGACGGCGAAATCTCCATCACGTATGACACGGTGGACGCGACGAAGGTTGAAGACACCGACGTGATCGGCGCGACGGACGAGGCGGGATTGAATACCGGCCTGTACGCGATTAAGAACGTGTACAGCGAAGTCGGAATGATTCCCAGCTTCCTGATTGCCCCCGGATTTTCCGGAAATCCGGACGTCAACAAGGCGATGGTGAAGGTGGCTAACAAAGTTTCCGACCACTGGGACGCCTTTGTGTACGCGGATATGCCCCTGACGGACGGGGAAACCGCGCTGACCGTGGAAACCGCTTACGCCTGGAAGGTGAAGAACGGGTATACCGCGGAGAATGAAAAGGTGTTCTTCCCGATGGCCGAGGGCACGGACGGCAAGTATTACCATCTGTCCACGATTGCCGCGGCCGTGATGATGGGGCTGCTGATTGAGAACGACGGGATCCCGTATCACTCTTCGAGCAATGTTCCCGTGGAATGGGTGAAGAACCTGTATATCGGCGAGGAAAACGAAGGCCGGGTATACGACGATTCGATTATCAATAACAAGCTGAACAAGAACGGCATTTGCTCCGCGGTGTACGCGCAGGGCGGATGGCGGACGTGGGGAACGCATTGCGCGGACTACGACCAGGAGAACGCGGACACGCTGAACGTGCACGAGACGAACCGCCTCATGCTGTACTACGTGGAGAACGACTTCCAGAATCGTCACTGGGACGACGTGGACCAGCCGCTGAGCGCGAACGACCTGCAGAGCATTGTGAGCGAGGAACAGGCGCGGCTTGACGCGCTGATTCAGATCGGCGCGCTGACCTACGGCACGGCGGAAATCGAGGCGAGCAGCAACCTGCGCGCGGACGTGCTGACGGGCGATTATAAGTTTACCTTCAATATCACCGTGCAGCCGCTGGCGAAGAGCCTGACCGCCGTGGTGAACTGGGTGGACGACGGTTTTGAAGTTTTCTACGCCGCGTTTACCGCGGCCGAATAAGGCGGAAGGAGGGATAGGACATGCCGAACATGATTTATAACAACGTCGAGGACAACCGGATTTTGTTTGACGGAAAGATTGTCGAGGACGTGACGAGCATTTCACTTCCGACGGAGGAGCACCCGACGACGAATTTTGATAATGTTTCCGGGACGACCGGAAACATCGAAATGCCGAACCAGTACCGGGTGAACGCGATGGAGCTGGGCATTTCCCACAACAACGGGAAGAACTGCGATTTGCTGAGCACGCCCGGCAAGCACACGATTGAAGTGCGCCTGGCGCGGCAGGTTTTCAACGTGGCGAAAACCAACATGGGGCACGAGGGCGTGAAATTCCGGTTTAACGTGTTCCACAAGAGCACCGAGAACGGCACGATTGAAAACGGGAACCCGCTGGGGAGCACGGATAAATTTTCCGTGATTCGCGACGAAGTGATTATCAACGGCAAGCAGAAGAAGCTGATTGATATTGCCAGCGGCGTGATGAAGATCAACGGGACGAGCTACAGCGACGACGTGCAGAACCTTCTGAAATAACAAAGGGCCTTCCCGCCGGGCGAAAATGCCCGGCGGGAGAAATGCCCGGAAAGGGACACCATGGAAGAGAAAAACATCACAATCGAGGACATTCAGAACGCGAAGGACGACAAGGAGCGCGCGGAGCTGGGCCGGAAATACATGGAGCAGGCGGCCGCGACGCTGGAACGCGGGAAAATCCGGCTGAAAAAACCGATTGAGGACGGGGAAAGACGGATTGAAGAAATCGAATTCGACTTTTCCGAGATTACGACGGACGAACTGACAAAGGCCCTGGCAACGGGCGAGAAGCGGCCGGACCTGAACGACATTACCGAGAAGCAGGCGATCAATCTTTTCTGCGCGGCGGCGGCGAAAAAGACGCCGGGCATTTTCCCGAACGACATCAAAGAGCAACTGGGGCTGATGGACGCGATGAACGCAATCAAAATCGCGAAGAGTTTTTTTCTTGCTACTTCCCGCGCGGGCAGCTTTCTGCTTACGAACACTTAATCACGCTCGCGCGCGTGACGTATACCAGCGTAAGGGATTACATGATTATGCCGCTTTACCAGATCCGGGATATCCGGGAGGCGACGATTGAGGTTTTGAGGGCTGAACGCGAAGCGGCCGCGCGGAGGAAATAGACGTGGAGATTTACTGGGAGAAAACAGATATTACGCAATATTGCCAGGTGGCGGAGTGCGTATACCACGAGCGCGCGGACGGGGAGAGCGATACCCTGGAAATCAAATTCGGGAAGGCCGCGAGCTGGCACAGATGGGCGCCGGAGATGGACGACCGGGTGAGGGTAAAAAGCGACGGGGTGGACACCGGATCGCTTTTTCTCAATACGATTATCGCCGAGGGGAATTATTACCGGATTATCGCGACGAGCCTGCGGGCGAAGGCGTGCCGGAAGACGTGGACGAGCTATAAGGCGCTGACGTTTCAAAAGCTGCTGGAGGTTTCCGCGGCGGAGGCGGGCATGGAGGCACGGATCCACGGGAGGAGCGATATTATCACATACCCGTACATTGAGCGCGAGGGCGAGAGCGCGGCGGGATTCATGGCGCGGGTCTGCCGGATGGAGGGCATGCGGCTGAAGTGCTCCGCGGGGAAAATGCAGGCGATTGATATTTCCTACGCGCAAAGCAGGGACCCGATGACACGAATCACGATGAACGCGGAGGATCTTTCCCGGACGTGGGAGAGGCGCTTGAACGCGAAATGGAGCGCGGTAAACATCCGGACGCCGGAGGCGCGCGGACGCGCGAGCGACACGGACGCGGCGGGGGCGCCGGAGGAGTATATCGGCGGCCTTGCGTGCGCGGACAACGGCGCGGCGAAGAGATGGGCCGCGGGGATCCTGCTGGACCACAACCGAAAAGCCGAGAAAATCCGCATTGAGGGAGACTTGAACGCGAGAATGACCGTGATGGAGCGCGTGGATATTGAGGGCGGCACCGAGGCGGACGGGGAATGGATTGTGGACGAGGCGGAGCACGACTTGAAGAACAAAAAGAGCCGTATCACGCTGGCGCGCGTGATTAAGACCATACAATGACGGAGAGCAATATGGGCGGACGAGAAAGGGGCCTGCCGGGCGCAATGATTGAGCGCGGAAAAATCACGGCGGCCGAGGATGGGGCTTATACCGTCGAAAGTTACGACCGGCCGGGGAAGGAAATTATTCTGAACGCCGCGGAGGAATACAGCGCGGGCGAGAAGGTTTATTTTTTCAGCTTCCCGGACGGGGAGGGGAAAATCATCGGGAAAATCTGACGCGGAGGAGGTGAGAACGAATGGCACAAAGTCAAGTCAAAAGAACAGTCGTCATGGATGGCAAGGTCGGGACCGGATTTGACGGAATGATCGCTAAACTGCTGGCGGCGGCGGACGGCGTGCGGCAGGTCGGGGACGCGGCGAAAGACCTTCTGGAAACAGCCGGGAGCACTTATAAGAGTTACGAGGACAATATGCTGGACGCGCGGGGCGCGCTGACCGGCCTATACACCGACGAGAACCAGCTGAACAAGGTTATGGAGACCTTGCAGACGAGCGCGCAGCAGTGGGCGTCCACCACGATTTTCCACACGGACGACGTGAGCGCGGCCATTGCGAACGCGGCGCACGCGGGCCTTGACCTGGAACAGATGATGAACGTGATTCCGCAGGCTATGCTGATTGCGCAGGCCGGCGGGATGGACCTGGCGGACGGGCTGGACGTTCTCATCAAAACCATTAACGCGACGGGCTCCTCTTTCGATGACGCGGAAACGATTGTCAATCAATGGGGCATTGCCGCAAACAGCAGCGCGACGACCATTGACGAAATGGGCGAAGCGATGATCGCGCTGGGCGCGAGCGCGGGATTCGCGGACAGCACGGCGGAAATTTATACCATGCTGGGCGTGCTCGCAAACGTCGGTGTAGTCGGAAGTCAAGCCGGGACCATGCTGCGCGCGGCGATGATCCGCGTGGCGGCACCGACGGCGAAGGCGAGCGACGCCATGGAAAGTCTGGGACTGACGGCGGAAGAGCTGGACGAGGTTCTGGACGATGAGGCGCTTGCGGCGGCGAGTGAACAGCTGACAAAGTTGGGATTCTCTGCGTATGACGCGGACGGAAATCTAAAGCCTATGCTTCAGATTTTCTCCGAGCTGAACGACGCGACGCAGGGCCTGACCGAGACAGAGAGAAACAATATTCTTTCCGCGATTTTCCCGACAAGGACCATCACGACCGCGCTGGCGCTGCTGAGCGCGGCGGGGGACGAATACGACGGGTTATTTGAAAAAGTCAATTCGAGCGAAGGATACGCGCAGGGCATTAGCGACATTATGATGTCCGGCGTGACGGGCGCGACGGAAACGCTGGCGAGCCATTGGGAAGAGGTTCTGCGGACCATCGGCGAAATGCAGGCGCCGGAGCTTATCAATATTTCCAACGCTTTAAGCGGCCTTCTGGACGTGGTGCTTTCGTGGCCGGACGAGGTTTGGAACGGAATCACGAGCGGGCTTGAATGGCTGGCGGTATCCGGAGCTGTGGCGGGCGCGGTGACGGCGCTAACAAGTCTATACGGGGCGCTGGGTCCGGTTGGAACGGCCGCGGTGCTTGCTTCGTTCGGAATCGGCGCGATTGTCGGGTATTTTAATAAGCTGAACGAGCTGGAATGGGAAGGCAAGTTCGGCGAGATGGACCTTGACGCGAGCAGCATTAACGG